GGCGGGGACCCGCGAGTCCCTAGGAACCCTTCTGAGGGTTGCGAAACTCAACATCATAATCACAGTACACCAATATAGATTCCGCCGCTGTGCCAGTCAGCCATGAGCTTAGCAGGAACACTGTATTTTGCTCGGCTGCAGCTCCAGATGTGGTTATGAACCAGTTACGACGCATCATACTAGCCTTATTAGCCACCAACGATGCGTTACGGTACAGCGGTAGTGTCACATTAGGTACTGTGCGCAAGACATTATCCTGCGTCTTGGGAGCCAATCCGGGCTCATAATCTATGCAGCAATTAGCAATGGATGGTGACGTAGTCGGTGCTGTGCCCACCAAGAACACCTGCGCTCGATGCACTCGATAATTGTCATATATCAAGCCTAAACCATCGAGCACCGTCATTCCCGATCCACCCGGTGTAAACCCCACTGTTTTTATACCAGCCTTATCTGGGACCGATAGCGTGAACCAATATTCCTTATTACGTACCCTTAATGCTCCTACAGAGGCGTTGGTGCCAGAAGCTCCAACACCTATAGGTACGGGACCGGGTATATTATTGAGAATATGGTTACGCCGTGGAGCGCGCGCACGCTTGCGCATCGCAACGCGAGGTTGTACGGGCTGGCGCCTATTCTTGCTGCTCGATTGGTTCTTAGACATTGTGCTAATGCTAATTGTAACCACGTTACAGGAACCGGGCATGTGGAGCCTCATCATGATACAGGTCCACGTGGCCGTCGAATTCAACTGATAACGTGTCCTCAATAAGCATCTGAGTTTGTGGGTCAACGCCCCACGCTTTCTCAAAGCTTAATCTGGTGGAGTATTCTATCTCTAGCGGCCGGACACGCTCGATGCTATGTTGCAGTTTCCGCGCCTCGTAATGTTTGTCAGTCATGTAATATCGTCCAGATCCTCTGGTTGCCATCAGTTCACCCAGTCTCTGTAGTATCGGGACACCTCGGCCCAATATCATCTCGCACAAGCCGACGGAGCGTACCCAGCGCCTAACCAATGTCGATGGCATCGGTAACACGCTCCATCCAGCGCGAGACAACACCCTCAGCGGGTTACGCACCATGCGCCAGACGCCCCCTACCTCGACTGGTCTACACTGACAGAACTCGACTTCTTCAAAGACCTCAGTAGATTGTTCTAACTTAGTGTGCATGCACATCGTTAGCATCATATCTGCAAGATCAGGCAATCGTGAGCGGTCAGCCTGCTCTATTATGACCACCGAATCATCGCCATCAACGTACAAGCAATGTCGCAAGCGTCCGAGCCAAGCACGCAGCAACAACACATTTAACGCAGTGCCGCCAAGGGCCGTACTGGCCTCTCCAGACATGCGCGTACCAGGAGTGTAGTACTGTGTTCCGTTCTTCGTGCTGCCCCGATTCCGCATTTGCATTCGCATGTACCTCCGCACAGACCTGCGATGTGTGCTGCCGAATAGCCGCTGGTAGAAGCGGCTCTCGATCCGCAACAGGTCAGGCGTGATATGTGCATCAAACTTAGAGTGATCCAAGCACATAAACAAAGGGCGCGCAAACGTCGCAGCCTTAGCTCGCAAATCGCGAGCTCGCTCTTCGGCGTTACGGCCCTTGGCGCAAATTGGTGAATCAGACTGATCTCTCAGAGAATACAATGCCCGTTCCATCGGTATTACATATCGTGCCCAACTCAGGCCATATCTTTTCGATCTATATTGTATGGCCCGTGGAGCCTTGTAATCAACCTCATGCGACTTATCAGCTTTAATAAACATACGTATCTTAGCATCTTCGCTGTTAAGTGGAGTTTCATACAACGATTCGCGCGCCATTGAGTACTGCCTTTTTTTTGCCGCCAGTGTACCGGGATATCACCTCAGCATAACTTATGGGTTCAAGCCAAGAATCCAAATTGCCGGCCAACACCTCATCAGCAAGGTCATCGGCCAAGTTCATCAGGAGATTGCGCCTCAAACATGGAGGCGCTTGCAATTGATGCCTTGATCGCAGCGCTGCTTCCTCGTTGTGAACACACCCAGCATGGGTCCAAACATAATTGGTTGGCTGCAGTTCCTGCCCTGCGTGCGCAACCACAACATTCATGTAGGTCTTACGCCTACACACGCAATCCCGTTCCCTAGTCCTGACCCAGCTGCCTGCAACGGTTTGCCCAGGTAACAAACCGCGAACGCAAACAGCTGGCAGGGAACGGGTGTCCTACGCAGCCTTAGTAAGCTTGGGCAGGTTACAAGAGCGGGTAAGCAGGCCGCCACGAGACACCAAGCCCGTGGTCAACAATTTAGCCTGCTTAGCCCTCTCGTCGGTCTGCCAAGGATCCCTGAAGTGTTGTCGCACCTCATATTCAGGCTGTGTAATATCCATAGCTGCTCCCACACAACGAACGACCATCTCAGCTCGTCTCCTCCACGTTAACTCTGAGCAATCGTATCTGGCCAAAAACTGCCGCGCTTTACCTGCCATCTGTGGCAACAGCTCCGGCGTCCGTGGTCTAAAAGCGAACTCGCACTGCAGATAAGCAGTCAGCTCGTCATCGACCAATAGTGGCAACCTATTGTGTGGTCTCGTAAAGTATCGACGCAGCCGCGACACCCCACGAGTCAAATCAGCTTTATGGCGGACTGGTTCATCTACTTTGACCGGCAACGCGCCTAATTCACCATTAGTGTATGCAGTCGGGTTACCCTTAGCCCCCTCGTGCCACAGCACGGTTGAGGGCCCATAACATTGTGGCTTAGCACGTTTTGGTCCAGTCTTACTGCGCTTAACCGACGCTATCGACTGTTCGCTGCTGCTACCAATGCTGCCAGCATCACTATCCGAACTACTCGCGCTCCGCGCGCAAGCCTGTTGCGCTGGTGTTTCGCTCTCATGACACGTCATGTAAGACGATGAGGCGCTCGTAATCATCGGGTGCCTCAACCTTGAGCCACGATTCAAAGATGATCCGCTCCAATTCTGTGATGCTATCATAGTGCGATCGCAGCAACCAGTCGAGTCCGCGTGAATAGTACCACTCCTTGAGCCTACGTATTGTGCGCCGCTGCCGGCACCCACGCCCTGATTTCCGCGACCGCTTGCCTGATGCAGCAGGCGCGCCTTCTGGGACGGCCAAAGTTTCTGCCCGTTGAACGGGCGCAGATGGTACCACGGACGGTTTGTTGGTCGTGGTGGTGGTTGCTTTCGGCGCTCGACACGCCTCCAACAACCGTGATTGTTCGCGTCGGGATAAATTGCCCCACGTCCACGCTCGACCTGCAACTGCCTCAAGCTTGCGCTCGAGGATTGCCGGTCTAGCTGTGGGGTCTTCAGTAGCAAGTCGGATGAACTCTTTATATAATTCCTCGCCATTGACACTCAATAGCTCGG